GGCCCGGAAGACCTCGGCCTGGGCACCCGACAGCCCCAAGCCGAACATCGCCGCCAGGAAGGCGTACCAGGCTGACCACGAGCCGCCGCGGAAGTGCGGCCCGAACAGCTTGGGGTCGGCGATGGCCTCGAGGATGTTCACGGCTCCGCCTTCTCCGCCAGGTACTCGCGCAGCGACGGCGTCACGTCCCGCGCCCGGCGCTCGAGGCCGAGCGTGGCGAGCAGGCGGCGAAGGTTGTTGCACGTGGCCAGGTAATCCGGGACCTCGTGCGCAGCCCCCATCAGGAACCTGCACTCGTAGTCCTCGGCCTGTACGGCCAAGACGGCGCACCGCATCGCCAGCAGCTTCTGCGCCTCGCTCAGGCGATCCTCGCCGCCGAGGTCCGTCTGGATCGCGCTCAGGACCTGCCGCGCCCGTTGCGCCGCCTTGGTCCTGGCGTCGAGGTCCGAGAGCGTCAGGAACCGCGTGTAGCCCTGCCGCTGGATCCTCGGCCGAACGGTGGCCGCGCCGCCGCCGTTGTCGGTCTTGTTCACGACCTTCCGCCCCGGGACGTTGAACCGGGCGACGGAGTTCGGCGGCACTTCGGCGGCGATCTCGGACAAATTCCCGGCCTCTCCAAACGTGCGCTTTCGATACCCGTCGGCGTTACCCGATGCGGGTGATTCGCCAGAAGCTACGACCGTTTCGGGCTTTTCACAAGCGCGGCCAGTAATAACCGCTTACGGGCAGAGGGGCAGGGCGCCTCAAATCGGCGACGATGGGAAAAACCTAAGGGGTGGATGCTGGTGCGCGCGAACCGGTGGACCGGTTCAAACGCTGTTTTGCAACTTATTACCGTTATGATCTTTATAAAGACCAGTTCCACTGGTTCAAACCAGTTCAAACCCTTATTTCATCGGCCTAACTCGCGAACCGGTGTTTGTTCGTCGCCGGTTCTAGCGGTTCCCGCGGGAATACCCCTTGGTTTCCTTGTCGCCGATCTTCATCTTCTTCGGCCCATCCCATTTGAGCCGTCGCATGCATCGCCCGAGGCGCTTGTAGTCGCGATCGTATTGCTTGCTCTGATGGATTCCGAGCACGATTGAGAGCAGGTCGATGCTTGAGATGCGTTCTTCGCCCTGTTCCACGGTTCCGGTCACTTGGCTGAGGATGTCGTCCCACGGGTCGGCCTCCTCGCGCTCCGCCTGTTCAGCACCGGCGGCGTCCCAGAGTTCACGTCGCAACCCGATCGAGGCCCCCGGCTCGCGTGCGGCTGCTTCGGCCCACAGCTGGTCACGGCCGCGGCGGAGCGCCGCGATGTCGATCGTGGTCGTCTTGACCGGCCAGAACCGGCGGTCGGGCGCCTTGAGGTAGCGGTCGTCGTTCGTCGTGGCGAACAGGACGCAGCGGCGGGGCTGGTCGATCCGTGTGCGCCCGTATGCCGGCCTAGCGCGGTCGTGCGTGCGCGAGGCGAAGGCGCGCAGGTGTTCGACCTCGGTCTTGCGGATGTTCGACAGTTCCGCGATCTCGTAGAGCCACACGCCGGCGAGGAGCTCCTGCTGCTCCCGGTCGCGCGCGCCGAGGATGGTCTGGTCGCTGAAGTTTTCGGTGCCGGCCATGGTCTCGATGGCCATGCTCTTCATGGTGCCCATCGGTCCCTCGAGCACGATGATCGGGTCGAACTTGGTTCCTGGTCGGCGGACGCGGCGCACCGCCGCGAGCAGCGCGAGGCGGCCGAATTCGCGGTTGAGCTCGGTGTCAGCGGCTCCGAGGTACGTGGTCAGCCACCGGTCGAGCCGCGGCATGCGGTCCCACTTGAGCGCGTCGAGATAGTCGAGCACCGGGTCGAACTCGTTCTCCAGGCACAGCTGCACGACGGCGTCGATCGTGTTCTTGGTGCCGGGGTCGAATCTCCAGGCCTTGTGGATCTTGGTGCGCAAGATGAGGACGGTCTGATCCAGGTTGCTGCGGCGCCTGATCGCTTCGCTTGCGACCAGCAGCTTGTCGTGAAACACGTCGTAGCGGCATTCGATGCCGAGCGCGCGGATTGCCCGGCGCGCATTCGCGCAGGTCGGACGCGGGATCCCATTCTTGTCCACGGCCTCCCAATTGGCTTCCTCGTCCGGCTCGGACGCCGGCGCTTCGATTCGGCGTTTGCGCTGCCATTTCTCGAACGACCGCTCGATCTCCCCTCGCAGGCGCCCGGCATAGCGTTGTCCGATCCCGTTGACCCATTTTGAGAGCTCGTCGACGATCTCGTCGACCGACATGCCTTTGGCGTGGAGGTGGCCTACGACGCTGTGGAATACGGCGCTCACGTCGCTGCCGGCGGGCGCGCCGTTCTGGATCACGTCTTCGTAGTCGATCGAGCTGTTTTGCCTACCGGTCTTGTTGTAGTCGAACCCGCCGCCGCTCTTCTTCGCGTCATAGGTCGCCGCGATCTTCTCGAGTAGATCATCTGTCTGGCCCAGCGTTGCGCAGGCACCGACCTGCAGGCCGGTCACGGTGATGTAGCGCTCGCAGCTCCGGTAAACCTCGATCGCGGCGCCTTCCCGTGCGCCGGCATCCGTGACTTCCCACTTCCTATGCAGTTTCCGCATAGCTCCGGGTTTTTTCCCGTTTCCCTCGTTTTTCCCGTTTTGAGAAACGGAAAATTTTTGAGAAACGGGAAACGGGGGCGCGAAACCGATGATGCGCAGCCCCTCGCCGGACGGGGTGCGTTCGACGTAGGAGCCGTTCGCCGCGTTGAGCCAGGTTTGTGCCCACGGGTCGACTTTACCGGTGCCAGGGTCAACGCAATGATCGAGGTCGACCACATCGAACGGCGTGCCGGGCAGGGCGAACCCGATGCCGTTGACCTTGCCGTTCTGTGCCGTGGTAGCCGCCGCCTGGTAGCTCGCCCAGGTCGCCGGGTCGTTGTTTGCGGCGTGCCGGCCGGGATTCGCCGCCATGTAAGGCGGCTTGGTCCACTTGCCATTCTTCAGCTCCCAGCGCCACACGACCCAATGGTCGATCTGGCACAGCGGGGCGAGCGCGGGCGGCAAGTTCGCCAGGTCGCCGTTATAGGTCTTCGGCTTGTCGGTCATCGCTGCCTCTTCCCGAGCTGGACGTAGAGTACGTGCAGCCATTTCGCCTGTTTCTCTGACGGCTCGCGGTGGAGGGTCCAACGCACCATGTCGTCCACGAATTCACGCTCGCGCGGGGTGAGGCGGCCGTCGTCGTGGTCGCGGCAATCGACCGCCATGTCGTGCCAGTTCGGCCCGACTTGGCTAAAGCCCTTGTCGGCCTCGGCGGCCGACCTTCCTTCCCGGTATGCCGCGTCGTAGATCGTCCGCATCTCGGCTTCGGAGAGCTTCCGCCCCTCGACGCGCTCGGCGAGCTCGTGGACGTCGGTGCCGGCAACTTGGAGCGTCCGCACAAGCGCCCGCGCGGCGGCGAGGACTTCGCCGTCCTGGGGTGAGGAGAGCATCTTCAGCAAATTTGCCGAGCTTGCCAGTCACCGGGTCGATACTCATCGCCAGCATCTCCCGGTGTGACCGCACAATCGGCAGCGCCAGTGATTTTGGTCGTCGGTGAATCGAGGCAGGAGCTCACCCGCCCGGGTCGCCTCGATGATTATCGCGGCATGGCTGGTCCAGGCGCGCGCCCGCTCGGCGTCGAACGGAACAAGCAGATGAAGCCGCTCGCAGGTGTCGGCGTTGACGACGGTGAAGATCGCCGGGTTGTCGCTCGCACCGAGGTGCAGCTGATAGAGCGCGACCTGCACGGCATAGGCCGGATACGCTTTTTCGAGGCCGTCGCGCTCCAGCGCGCGCCAGCCCTTCGTGTTGACCGCCTTGTGCTCCCAGAGCGCCGGGTAGCCAGCGTCGGGTAGCTTCGGGCCGGCGACGAAGATGCCGTCGGCGTGGCCGCGCAGCCACCCGTCGAGCGCCTCGAATCTCAACTTGTCGGCGGCGGCGAACTGGAACTTGGCCCGCTCGAAATGCTCGCGGGATTGCCGCTCGAAGAAATGCCCGCGGTCGAACACGTCGCGCAGCCGGAGCGGGTGCGCCGGGTCACACAACCAATCGTACTGGATCTTCCGCTGGCACGGGTGCCCGATCGCGCTCGCGCCGAGGTAGCCGCGGGTCTGCTCGGCGTTCACCCGCGAGCTCTCTTCGAGCAGCGCGTTGATCGCGACGCTGACCGGGGCGGCCGACAATTCGGTGCGGTTAAAGTCAGGCATCACTGGTACTGCTCGGGTATCGGGTCGTCCCAATCCGGTTCCGGCTCCGCGGCTGTGCCTCGCGGCGCTTTGCGCGTGACCCGTTTCTCCCCCTCGTCGCGGGCGCGCATCGCCTTGCGGATCAGGTTGAAGGCGTCGCCAAGGAACTCGATCATCTCCTCGCGCGAGAACTCGGCGAGCGACTTGGTCCAATCGACCTCGGGCCTCGCGAGCTCGGGCAGGATCGAGGCGATCGCGCCGACATCCCACGGGTCAGGGTCGAGCCCGGTGTCGCGGATGTATCGGTCCGAGCCAACGCCGGTGTTCGTTGCTTGCTCGGCGCGGGTGTGGATCCAGCCGAACAATATGTTCGCGACAATCCACCCCCACTCGACGTCAGACAATCGTTCGACCGGCGTCTTAGGTTTGAGCGCGCCCCCGCTGACGAGGGCGCGGGCCTTCTCGATGGCGACGGCGGTCGCACGCCGCTGCCACACATCTTCGATCGCGCTCGGCGATACGGGACGGAGCCTTCCCTTCCTGGTCATTACGCCCACGCCGGCTTCACGATCACGTTGCTGGCCGGTCTCGCTGGCTCCGCCGGCTTGGCGGCTTGCTCGACGGGCTGCCACTCTTTCCGGTCCGGGGTTATCACCTGGGCGAGGAAGTTCTTCGCCCTGTAGTCCCCTTTCGCGGGTTCGACGCCGATCTGGGCGACGAAGCGGATGCCGTCGAAGTCGGCATACTCGGCGACGCGGGCTTTCTTGGCCGCCTCGGACACGTCCGTCGGTTTGATCCCGCGGGCGGATTCGAGAATGGCTCTGAGCTTGCTGTGCGAGATATCGGCGGCCTGGGCATGGCCGTCGGTCGTTCCTGAGAGCGTCATGAGCTCCCAGAATTTTCGCTTGTCGTAGGGACCGCCTACGACGATCAGCTCACAGTCGAGCATCTCGGCCTCGCCGGTCTTGGACCGGCGAAGAATGCCGTCCGGCCCGGCGGCGCCGGGTCTGATAGTCAGTTGGACGACGGCGACCGTCTTGTCGGGGATGACGTCGAACGATCGCTGTTCGCCGGCTTGGTTAATCGAACGTCATGATGACTTACCTCACTTTCGCTTTCACTTGGATAATTGGACGGTCTCAGTCTTGAGATCGACGAACCCGCCGTCCGCGGGTTTCGCCGAAAGCTTCTTGAGCAATTTGCCGAGATGGGGCTGCTCGAATTGTTGGAGATGCCCGGACCGATCCTTCGCCGGGTAGTTCCATTGATTGGGGGTTGTGCAGATGAACGTGCGCGTCGGAGCGCCGTCGTCGAAATCGACCCAGGCATAGGTAATCACCTCGTCGACGACGGCCGGCAGCTCCCGCGACGTGCGGGCGCCTTCCATCTGCAGCCGCTGTTCAACCCTGTTGTAGTCGTCGACGGCGGTTTCGAGGACGCCGAGGAAGATCACATTGACGTCGCGAGCTTGTTGTAGATGCATGAGCCACGCGATCATCTCGCGGGCATGAAGGCCGTAAGCACCGCGCAGATCGCGTTTGCCGCTGCGGTCGCTGAAGGCCTCGGGCTGCTGCGACGCCCACGCAAAGCACAGGCGGCCGGCCGCGGTAATCGAGTCGACGAAAAGGGTCGCGTATTTGCCTAGCTGTTTCGGGTCGCCGAACTCGCGAACCACCGCGTCGAGGTGCGCTTGCGAATAGCAGCTATTTGCCGGCACAGCGGGATTGGCGCCGGCCAGGAGGACGGCGATGTCTTGCCAGTCCGGCCAGGTGCGCGGGCGGAAGGTGTCGACGGCGAGATCCTGCACGGCGAGATCGCCGGCCTCGATGTCGATGAACAGCGTGGTTGAGAGCGGCAGTCCGCGGAGCAAACTTGTCTTGCCGATGCCGGTCGGGCCGATGATGCAGAGCTTCGCTCCGCGCGGGACTGCCGTGCGGTCGGCGGCGGGAATGATCTTAGTCGTCATCGGTATCTCCTGCGCCGAAGGCAAATTCGCCCAGGCCAACCTCGATTTCGTTGCGCACGTCGGCCAGCAGTAGGTCGAACTCGATGGGACGGAGCGGCGCGAAGCGCGCGTCCCGCGCGATTGCGGCGGCGACCATGTCGGTGATCTCGTGGGCGACCTGGTCCGCGGACAGGTAAGTGAAATCGCGTCGGCTCATCGTTTCTTCTCCGCATCTTGTAGGAGATGCACGACTTCGAGCTCGAAGCCGGACGGCGAGACCTCTATCCGGTAGAGGCCGCCCCACCTGTCGCAGCGCGGAATACGCAGCCCGAGCACCGCGAGCTTCCTGCGCAGCGTGCTGATCGTGACGTTGAAGGAATCGTCGCCGGGACCGCCGTCATCACGGCTAAAAAAGACGCGCTCGTAGAGACCCTCGCGCCCGACCCCGTCTGGCGCCCCGACGAGTAATTCAAGGATGCGGAACTCGGTCGGGCCGAGGTGGATCGCGGCGCCGTTGCGCGCGGCAGTGCGGCGGCGGGGATCGAGGTCGAGGTTCATTTTGCCGGCTCGAAAGGTCCGTTCAAATTGGACAAACGCCCCGCCGCATTCGCGCGGCGGGGCAATGGGGATCAGGTGGCCGCCCGCATCTCGGACGGCAGCTCTTTTTGTTTGTCGAGCCAGCGCCCGACGACCTGCCAGTTGCGCTTGAAGCTCCTGGCTTTGATGGGGTCGTCCTCCTCGAAGTATTTGAGGCGTGGCCCGTAGTCCGCCCATTCGTGCTCGGCGAGCACCCATTTGAGAGCCCTGAACGTGTGCGGCGTCATCATGACCATTTTGTCGGCGCTCATTTTCATCTTCATCTCCATGAGAAAGCCCGCCCCGGGGCGAACCCGAGCGGGCGTGGGCGTCATGGCCATCTTGAACTCAGCAAAGATCTGAGGCTTGGCCGAACCGCCGGGCCGGAGTCCGACGGGCAATCGCTCAATTGTGGCGTAGTTCGTTTTCGTTGATGGTCGTTTTCATTCTCCGTGTGATGACCGTTGCTGCGGCTTGCCGTGCCTCGGCACAGGATGGCAAGCGCGAGCCGGAGCAGATATCGATCGACCTGATCGAGATCTCCAATCCGGTCGATCATCTCGAGGGCGACATCATCCGCGAGAATTCTCTGCCTCGGGTAGCCGTTCTCGATCAGGTATTCCCGAGCGGCGGCAAGGTCCGAGCGCACCGCGTTCGCGATCGCCGGCCACGCGCCGCCGAGCTGCGCGGCCTTTGCCAGCCGAGGGCGGCTCGGCCGCAGCGTCATTGACCCGCGGCGCGGGTCGCTAGTCGCTATATGTGATTGCCATTGTTGCCTTTCCTTCCTTCAGTGCGGCGCCGCTCGGTTTCGTCTCCTGGGCGGCGCTCGCACGTCTGCCGGACACGCGCCGGCGCGCATCCCCGCTACGACGCGGGAATTTCGTCGATCTCCTGAATGTTGGGCTTGTCAGCAGCAGTCTTGGACTGCGCTAGGTGCTGCTCGAAAGCAGCGATCGTCCGGCCGCGCCAATAGCGGCGGCCCAGGATTACCGCGTCGGCCGGCGGAAATCCGACACGCGGATCTTTCCGCCACCGATTGAGCGTTCGGGGGTGTCGGCCAAAAATCTTCCTGGCGATCCAGCCGGCAGAGTAGAACCGGTCGCCGCCGATGACTTTCTCGAATCCGTCGGGCATGGCTTGTGACCCTGTTTGTCAGGGTCACTTGAGCCCATGCTATTGCCCCGTCTATTTGTCCCGGTAATTGCGCCGCCGTTTTTGGCGCAATAAAGCGGCGCAATTACTGTTGTACACGGGGGCCCCGCCTGCGCAGATCGGGACGAAGCCGCCGAAACACCTTGACCACTATATCCCGCGTTGCTTTCTCCCCGAACTCACACCTAGCGGCCTCGAAAGCACTGCGTTGCCCCGGGTTGCTTGCGGTTTTCAGCCATCCCGACATCCAAGCTTCAAGCTGCGCCTCGCGTATCCTCGCGGTGATCCGCCCACTCGGCTTCTCGGCGGCAAGGCGTGGCGTTACCGGTGAGACTGACGATCGAGTAGCGACGGCTGCGGCTTCTTCGGCCTCGAGCTCGGCAAGCGTGACCGTGCCGTTTCGGAGCGCCTGAAGCTGAGCGGGTGTCCAGCGCAGCTTTGGCTGCGACATCTGCGGAAAGCCGGGTCCGCTGTAAAACTTTGGAATCCGGCTCATGTCCGCCACGCCACGACGTTAGCCTGCGGCTCGACGATGCGCTCGATCAGCGCGGCCAGCGCCTCATAGGCGAGCTGCTTCTCGCGGTGATACTCATGCCGATCATACGTCCCTCGCACGCCGCCAATGACGTGGCCGAGGCACCGTTCGGCATGATCGGACGGCACGCCGGCTCGGGACATCAGGCTGCGGGCCGTGCGCCGCAAGTCGTGGAAGGTGTAGTTAGTGATACCGCTGAGCCGGTCGAGATCGCGTTTCATCCAGCTGAATCCGCCAAGCGGGCGTTTGCCGTTCACGCCGCTGAAAACGAATTCGGATTCGTTGACCCTTGGGATCCGCGCCAGCACGGCCTGTGCCGCACCGCTTAGAGGGCGAACGAGCGCTACTTTTGTCTTGTTGCGGGAGGCTGGCAGGACCCAGTCGGTGCCGTCGATCTCGCCCCGGCGACGCATCTTGGCCAGCTCGGATCGGCGCGCAGCAGTTAGCAGCATCAGCCGAACGAACGCACCGCGTGGCGGCGCCAGGGAGTCCGCGGCCACCCAAACGCGCCTTAATTCGTCGTCCGTCAGTATTCTTGACCTGGCGCGTTCCCTGACGTCACAGCGTGCCATTCCGCGGACGATCGGGCTGCGAAACGTGTTCGACCGTATGGCATGCCAATTGAACACCCGGCCCAAGATCGCCAACACCATGTCGGCCATCCTCGGCCCGTTATCGTCCTCGATGCGGTCGAGCAGGCGGACGACGTCGATGCGCTGGATATCGGTGATCGGACGGTTGCCGAGCCGCGGCAAGATCAAGCGGTCGAAGATGCGCTTGCGATCTCCTATGGTGCGGAGTCTCTTGCTCTCGCGCGCAATGTATTCGTCGACGACGTTCGCCAGTGTGTTGGCCGTCTCGTCCGCGGCCTTCGCCTTAGCGGCCTTCCGTGCTTCGCCCGGATCGCGGCCTTGCTCGACCTCGTGTAGAGCGCTAGCAGCCGCCGCCCGGGCTGCAGCAAGCGACATGCTGCCATCGCCGAGCGTGAACTTGCGCGACCTGCCGTCGATTGGCCGCCGGTAGCGGACACACCAGGAACGA